GCTCGACCTCGATCTAGTGCTGCAGGAACGGTTGGCGGTAGCACGCCTCACGGCAGCGTTCGGGTTGGAGTGCAAGTGCTTGCCGGCCATGGCGCAGATGCAGCGCACCGGGCTCCCGTTCAATCGGCAGAAGCTTGTCGAGGTGCAGGAATCGCTAGAGCGCGACATTGAAATGTACGGCAAGAAGTTCGTCGAAGATTTGGATGCGGCGCTGCCGGAGTCGGAGAAGCTGCCCCGCGACGAGGACGGAAGCTTCAACCTACGGGCCAGGGCAGAAGGCGCTGTAAGGCTTGGAACGAAGAAGCCGGCGGGATTCAACTTAAATTCGCCAAAGCAGCTTATTGCGAAATTTACAACGCTTCTTGGGACTGTTCCGTTGTTGGACGGTAAACCGAGTGCGTCACGGAAGTCGCTTCGTTCGTATGCAGCGGACCACGCTGTTGTCCAGACTTACTTGTTGTGGAAGCGTGCCGAGAAGCGTAGGCAGATGGTGTGCTCCCTCATGGAGCATCAGCAAGACGATGGCTTTATTCGTTCTGGTTATATGCAGTTGGGTGCAGAAACGGGACGTATGAGTTGTGTTAAGCCGAATTTGCAGCAAGTTCCGCGTGATAATTCGTTTAGGCTTGCGGCTGAGGCGCCGGACGGCTGGAACTTCGTGTGCGCTGACTTCGGGCAAATGGAGCTGCGTTTGGCCGCGGCCGTTGCCGAGGACGAAACGATGATTGCAGCGTTCCAGGCAGACAAGGACTTGCACACCATTACCGCTGAGGCGATTTATGGCGAGCCGGTTGAGGATGCTAAGGAGATGAAACAACGTAGGCAGGTGGCTAAGTCTGCAAATTTCGGTTTGCTGTATGGCGCGGGTGCGAGTGGCCTTAGGGATTACGCCGGTGCTATGGGTATTACGATGACGCTTGAGGAGGCGCAGCAGATTAGGGATACGTTCCACAGCACTTACATGGGTGTCAACGAGTGGCAAAAACGAAATGCGCAGCTTAGTTACGAATCGAGCGGGAACAAGTGGGCTGAGACTCGCATTCCGCTTAGTGGGATGCGGCGTTATTTGCCTGGGGATATGAACAGGGTTACTGTTAGGTGTAACACGCCGGTGCAGGGTAGTGGTGCGGCGATCTTGAAGTGTGCGTTGGGCAAGCTGTGGCCCGCACTAAGCCGTGCCAGCGAAGCTGAGGCCCGCTTAGCCGCTGTTATTCACGACGAAATTTTGCTGCTTGTCAAGGAAGGCGAGGAAACCAAGTGGATGGGGATATTGCAGGAGTGCATGGAGAGCGCAGAGAGCTTATGGCTGGGCGAAATCCCGGCGCTGGCCGAGGCCAATTACGGCAAAACCTGGGCCGACGCTAAGTAGTGGTGGGGCGGCGGGCTAAGCGGCGGCGTACAGCGCTGCTTAGCCTGTAGCGCGATGTAGCGGGGCTTGGCGCGGCTTAGTGCGGACGGGACGCGAAATTATGGTTGCGTGGCTGCAGGCTGAGATGCGGCAGGCGAGCGTTGCGGATCTGCAGCGGGCTGCGGAGTTCTTGGAGTTTGCCAGGTTGGTCAGGAAGGGGTGCGCTAAGCGGCGTGGTTCGGCCCGGAGGCAGCAAAGCAATGCGTGGCGTAAGCATGTCGATCCCGCCGCACGGTGGTAGGCTTAGTACATTGTCACACCCACTTATGGCGAGGTTGCACGGCAGCAAGCGGTATTACCAGCTCCTGCTGGATCCGCATAGGGCGGAGCTGTTGGAGCAGCTGGCGCAGGATGCCGGGATGCGTACCACGGCTTATGCGCGGGAGCTGCTGTACTCGGCCATCAAGCGTTCGACCGAGGCCGCGGCCTACAACCTGGCCGAGGCACAAGACCAGGCGCTTAGACGCAAGAGCATTCAGAATCAGGTGCAGGGAAGACTCCAGGCTTGACATCGGGCTGTGCCATGCTTAAGCTGCTGCTTTCCATGCGTCTTACGCACCACTTATGACGTTCTCTGTTCTGTCGGCTGCGGATTTGCCGGGCCGTGCCACGCGCACATCTAAGACGACCCCTCTGCGGAATGCGCTTGCCGCTCTGCAGGTCGGTGAGGCCATCGAGGTCGCCTATGACACGCACGACGCCGAGGCCGGCTACCGCGCCACCACCATCAGCCAGGTGGCGGGCACCATGACTGCCAACTCGACCACGGTGAAATTCTCCGTGCGCAAGAAGGCGGATGGCACCGGCTGCTACCTGATCGCTGGTCCGAAACCGCCCGAAACCGACGCCAAGCGCGGCCGTAAGCCCAAGGTCAAAGCTGAGGCTAAGGCTGAAGCTGAGGCGGCCTGCGCCGTCTGAGCGGCGGCGCTTAACTGCACCACCGGCCGCACACCACTTACGATGTGCGGCCTCCCCTTACCCACACCCACTTACCGTTAATGCTTACGTTTTTTAGTAACGCTCTGTCCACAGAAATCCAGTTCGACAAGTTGCGCGAGCTTAGCGACTTGGAACTTACGGAATTTCATAAGGAGCTGAGTGACGTTGTTGCGGCGCTTACTGATGCTGTGACCGAGGCCAAGGCCAAGGAGCGTTCCAGCGGCATTCCTCTGGATCAGAACTGGCTGCACAAGATCGGCACCAAGAAGCGGATTGCGCTCAAGTTCGCCACCGAGGCGCACAGCCTTCGGCAGGGCGGTACGACGGTGCTGCAGCGGTCGGAATACGACCGTATTTACAAGGCACAATTTCGTGCTATGCTCGTTGAGGAGTTCGGCGAAGCCGAGCTTCGGGAGATCGAACAGGAAGTGCTTGACAAAGCACGCGCTGCGTACCAGGCTTGGATCGAGTCAACGGGCCAGCGCAGGTGGTTCGTCCCCTAAGCCGCGACGCTTCCTAAGCTGCGACGCTCCCTGCTCTACGTTTACCACTTACCACTTACCACTTATGTCATCACCCCTTACTGCTGAGCAACAGATTCACACCCTGCTTACCGCGCAGAGGTTCGGAGGCAATTTTATGCGCAAGCTTGCTGACGCGGGCTTGGCTGCAGATCCGTCGAATAAGCAGACACTGTTTGCGGCTTTCCCTGATCTGCAGCACCTTTACGGACCCCTTAGCGCGTTTTACAGCGAGGAGTTGGGTTGATGGATCGCATTGCAGTTGAACAAGCCTTCCGCAAGTGGTGGCAGGAGTCCTACGGCCTGCCGCCTGGACCGCACGCAGTAATGACCCATGTCGCGTGGGTTGAGCATGTGCTGAGCGGCCCAGCTCCTGAGCTGCCGGACGGCTTGGTTGAGGAGTGGTCGAGCATGGGCGGCGAGGCCACGTTGGCTGAGTCGGACCAGCACATCGCTAAGCAGGCCGTGGCCTGGACATGGGAGCGCCGCGCACTGGGGGCGCTACCTAAGTGATGGTGTATCTCATTTGGCTGCTGATGATGGCGACTGCCTGTCTGGCGATCGGCAATCATCCCTGGTTGGCGTTGATGGCTCTGACGCTCTGTTTCACGCTGAGGTGCTGTTGCAATGACTGAACTATCGCCACAAGCGCAGGCGGTACTGGATGCGTATGGAAACGAACTATTGCGCCCTGGCCCACTAACCAGTGGTCGGCACCCGCTTTCCGCCGCCCTGCTGGCTGCTGCTGATCAGGTGGCGTTTCCCATCCCGGACGACTGCACTGCCGACGTGTTCAACCGCCAGCTCGAGATCCGCGCAGAACTCTTGGCCATCGCCGCCGAGCTGGAGGGTGGCAATGGCTGACACTTTTCGTGCGCTGTGCCAAGAGCTGCTGGATGCCATCGATTCCGGCGTCCCAGTCGAGCGCATCAAACAATCGCCACTTGCTGTTCGTGTTGACGCCGCCCTGGCCCAGCCTGAGCCGCAGGGGCCGACTGATGAGGAACTGCTAGAGACTGTTGCCGAGGCAGTGGGATACGAGCACGTCCCCACCGATGAAATTTGCCTAGCTTTGGCCCGCGCCGTCCTCGCCCGCTGGGGCCGCCCCGCCATCCAGCCGGTGCCGGTGAGCGAGCGCCTGCCCGAGCCGCAGGGGCCGACGGATAAGGAGCTGTGGGACCTATACCAAGACCTGGGACGTGACTTTTCTCCTACGGAGTTTGCTCGTACAGTCCTCGCCCGCTATGGCCGCCCCGCCATCGAGCCGGTGCCTAAGCGGGAGGACGTTCACTACGCTTGGGAACTGCACGATGACAAGGGTGAGTGGCAAGCCGGTGGAGCTGCCAACAGCTTGGAGGATGTTCAACGAGAAGGCAATCGCTACCTGCAGACCTACTCACAAGATGGCCCCCACAAGCTGATCATTGAGCGACACTGCGTAACAACTATCGACCCGGTGCCTGGGGTGGAGGGTGCCGATGCTTAACGCCCTGCTTGCCCTCGCCCTGCTGCTCGCGCTCGGCGCAGCGGTTGAGCTGTGCATCAAGGCGACCTTCGTGCGCCTGCTGCCCTTGCTGCTTAGGTTACCGACACCCACAAACCGCACACCAAGCCTATGAAGCGCGATAAGCTGCGACTCTCCCAGCACCAGTTCATCGAGACCTATAGGGACCACAACGGCAGAGCCTACGTGGCCTATTCCAGCGGCGCTTCGGTGTTTGTGCGCGACGTGAAGGAGCTGCGCTGCTTCCTAAGCATCGCAAAAGGGCTGCCTATGCGCGAATCGCTGGACTCATGGCTTAGCAGCTTAGCGGACATGGATGCTAAGAGGAAGGGGGACGTTCCAGCGCCTGTTGGGGATGCTAATGTCGAAGGCTCGTTCGACCCGCTGGCCCATGGTCTGGACGAATCAGACCCACAATTCAACACTAAGACGGTAATTTAACGCTTATGCGATGTCCTACATGTGCGTGCCAGCGCAATAGCGTTGTCATGACGGCGTATGCCGATGGTGATCAAATCGTAAGAAGGAGGCATTGCCAAGCGTGTGAGCACCGCTGGTACACGCTCCAGGCGCCTGAGCTGCTCCTACCCAGCGATGCTTTCCGGTGGATCGAAAAGGCTGGAAGGCGACGAACTGTAAAGCTGCTTGAACCAGGCCAAGAGTAAGCTGCAGCGCTTAACCGCGTTGCTTGGTAACCTACGTAAATCCCCATCAAGCTTATGACCGACTCTGTTAAGGATTACTTAAACGAAATCGCTAGGTATCCGCTGCTTACCGCGGAACAGGAGATTCAACTAGCGCGTCAAATCGAATGCGGCACTGCCCTAGCCGATAAGCAGGAACTGAGTGCTCAAGAGAAGCGCACACTTAAGGTGGCTGAACGCGCTAAGCGTAAGCTGATTAACTGCAATCTTAGGTTGGTTGTCAGTGTTGCTAAGCAGTACACGCGGCGGCTGAATGGTAGCGGCATGGAACTTATGGACTTAGTGCAAGAAGGTGCATTTGGGCTTACACGCGCCGTCGAGCTATTCGATAGTAGTAAGGGCTATAAGTTCTCCACTTACGCTTACTGGTGGGTAAGGCAGGCAATTACGCGGGGAATTGACGCTAAGGAGCGGCTTATCCGTGTTCCGCAGCACGGACTCGACAAGGTGTATAAGGTGGTGCGCTTTCAGAAGGCTCATCTGCAGGAACACGGGAAGATGCCAACTGTTGCGCAGATGGCGGCAGAGGCAGATGTTGAGGTTGCGCACATGCAGACGCTGCTAGCCCGAAACGCCTGGCATCGCAGCCTCGATGCCCTGGTAAGTGAGACGGGCAGCCCAATCCTGGAGCTTATCCCTGACACCGATTCGCTGGATAGGCAGAAGGATTGCATGGAGAAGGATGAAAAACAGGCGATGTTCCAGATCGCCCTCGCTTGCCTAACTGAAGGCGAACTGCTTACGATCCAGCGCAGATACGGGCTTAATGGCGGCGAACCGATGTCATTGTCGAGCATCGCAGCTGAGGACAATGTTTCAAGAGAACGCATCAGGCAGCGCATCGAGGCTGCACACCTTAAAATGCGTCTGCGTTTGAAATCAATGAGGCTTGTATGACTAAGCTTATTGGACTTTATTCTCCTGCGCCTCGTAGCGGTAAGACGGCGGTTAGTCATGCGCTGGAGCGCAGCGTGTTTGTGCGGGTGCCCTTCGCAGAACCGTTGAAGGAAATGGTGTTTCCGTTGCTTGTAAGTATTGGCTATACGCCGGAACAAGCTGCGCAGCGGCTTTATTCCGACAAGGAGCTTGTGCTCGACCACTTAGGTGTTAGTACGCGCCACCTACTGCAGACATTGGGTACGGAATGGGGAAGAACCTGCATAGCGCCTGATATGTGGCTGCGTGTATGGCAAGCACGTATTAAGCGGCACGAGTACGTTGTTGTGGACGACGTAAGGTTTGAGAACGAAGCAGAGTTGATCCGCAGCTTAGGGGGTGAAATGTGGAAGATTACTCGTAAAGGGATGGTTAATACGCATACGCACGCCTCGGAGGGAAGCCTAGATGATTGGCCCCATTTTGCGCGTTATATTGAGAACGATGGAACATTAGAGCAGCTGCTTCATGCCGTCTCTCAGATACCACTCGGGCAGGATGGTGCTGATCCCCCAGGCTGAGGGGTGGATGCTGCGGCTGCGGACGAAGCAGGGCGTGCTAGAGCTGCCTTTGCGTGGTACGGAACTGGAGACGGCGCTTATGGAGGCCGAGCAGCTCTACGCCGATGCCTTGGTGGCGACGAATGGAAAAACGCGCTGCCAGCAGTGCATCCACTGGCAGTTCGTCGAGGGATCGTGCGGCCTGGGCTTCCCCGAGGGCAAGCGCAGCGGCGGTAAGCACGCTAAGGATTGTGTGGCGTTTTGGCTCGATAAGTAGCGTGGCGGACACCGTGCGACTTAGCGCTGAGCTGCGTCGCTAAGCTGCGCCGCTTAGTGGCCTAGGTCGCGTAGAAGTTCGGCGGCCCACTCGTAGTGTTCTTCGGTTGGGGCAGCAGGGCCGGGTTCTGCCATTAACAGGGCCATTTCGACCTCCATGCTGCGTATGCGCCCTAGGAGGTTGTCAATAAGCGCACTGCGGTGATACCAGTCAACAACTAGCTTGTCTACTAGGACTGAGAGTTCGTCGCGGCTTAGCTTGGCGGCGGTGCGGCGGTCCAGCTCCAAGCGCAGTTGTGTTTGCAGATCGAGCTGTGGTACAAGCCAGTGCATTGAAGGCACGGCAGCATCTTCACTGGCCATAGCAACACTGTGAACACGAAGGCTTAGCTCTTATGCTAAGGCAATGGGCTTACCTCGTCTACAACGCATAGATGGCGCTGGTGCGCCGGTGTGGCGTGTGAGCTACGTGGGGATGGAACGCGACTTCGTGGAGGATTGGAAAGCCGTTGAGTTCTACCAACACCTACTTAATCATCCAACCAATCCTGAATCCTTGCTGCGCGTGCTACGGTCCAGGTCGATTGAGCACTGAACCAGTCACGCCAGTTCTCGCTGCCCTTGCTGCGGTTACAGGCACGACAGGCCGGCACTAGGTTGCTTACAACGGTGTTGCCGCCTTTATGACGGGGTTTGACGTGATCTAAGGTATCGGCGGCGGCGTCACAGTAGGCGCAACAGTGTTGCCACGCTTCAAATATCTGCTGTCTGAATCGCTGCTTAGCGGAGCGCTTGGGAACGAGAGATGTGCCATCAATCTGATGATCCACGCAGCTCCGGGATGGGTAGGACGTTGACCGAAAGACCTAAGATATGGTCGTTCGATGGCGCTAACTCTGTGAGACGGGAGGCGAAGTCGTCACTTACGGTTTCGGGATCGTCGTCTTCGCTTTCGACGACGATTGTGTACTCGATCTCTAGGACGTACTGCCTCATACGGTGGGGGTGCAGGTAATTTCAACGCCCCCGCGAGTGCGTGGACGCAGTGTAAGCCAGATTCCGCCGAGTGACTTTGGCATGACGATGCGCTCCACGGCCCAGCCGCCGGTGCCACCGAACTCCTGCTTGTATGTGCCGCACTGGACGTGCCAGCGCTGCTCCACCCAGGCGCGGCCGTTCTGATCGACGCGATAGCAGGAGTGGGCGACGACGCTGCGCTCGTGGTTGTGGCCATTTACGAGGATGTCGGCGTCTGGAGCGATCGAGGCATAGCGGCCACCGCCCATGGTGCCTTTGGTGACGATGCCACCCCAGGCACCGTGGTGGAAGAACAACATGCAGCGCCTGGTCTTGCTGTTGCCGTCCTGCGTAAAGCTGAACCTGAGCCAGCCTTGATAGCCCATGTGTTCGATGTTGCTGCCATTGTTGCGCATCAGTCGCACAACATTTTCCAAGGGGTCGATTTCCTGATTATTGCTGACTGCTGTTTCATGGTTGCCATCGCCTGCCATGAGAATGATGTCTTGCCACGGCTTAAAGAACTCAGCCGCTTCACTGAATACAAGATCAAAGTAGTTGCCGCCTAGGTGTTCGGGGCGAATGTCGCCCTTACTTGCTCTGCGGTCCTTCTTGCCTTGCATTAAGCAAAGCACGTCTCCGAACATAAGAACGTGGCCATTCTGCGCTCGGCATTCATCGAGGTGCTTGGCCAGCAGCTTGCGGTCACACTTTGGGTTGTCTAAGTGGATGTCACTAAGTAGCAGGAATGTCGCTGTTTCGGTAAAGGTTGTGTAGGGGATGCGCAGCTCTAGAAGCTCTGGCGTCTTGCGAATAGAAGTGATGTTCACAAGACTGGGTTCCATGTGTACTTAGCCTAAGGGGCGTGGCTTACAAGCATTGCCCAGCCGGTGCCGGGGCCATCAACCTCCCAGCGACGCAACCAGTTTTTACGGCTGTAGGCGATTCCAGCGCCTTTGGTGTGGTTGACGTAGCCGCCGTTCACCATGTCGGCCTCGCCGTTCGGATCATTGTGGATGTAGGCGCCGCTGGTTGCTCCGATGATTACGGACCAGTGGCCACCGCCGGTAGGCGCACCGACAGGCCCCTTATGCAGCCAACCGACCATCACGGGGCGCCCCGCCTCTAATTCGGTGTCAATTACGGCGGGATTGCAGTTAGTGCGAAGCCGCGCCATAAGTCCTAAGGATTGCAGCGCTTTTATCTGCGCTTGTGCATCGGTGGTATCGCCGTACCTGGCGCGGATCTTGTTATAGGCGTCGTCGCCGCTTACCTTGCCGTAGAACCGACTTACCATGGCAGCGCTGCTGCTGAAGCACTCGCGGTAACCTGTGCCGCTGGCGTTGTCGTTCTGTGCCTCATAAGGAACGCGCAACAAAATGCCCTGCTGCTGCAGTTGGGGGCTTCCTTTTTGCCACAGTGCCCCTTCGGCCTTACGTCGGCGCAGTAGGCCGGCTTCGACGTTTGTGCCAGGGTTGCGGTAGAGCAGCAGTGCCGCTGGTACGGCAGCGAAGTCCTTGTCGCGCAGCGCTGCGCTGATGGTGTCGAACCCAGGCTTACCGTAGAAGTCGGCGCCCAAGTTGTAAGCGAAACTTACGAGTGCGCAGCGTTGCGGATCGTTCAGTGTGCTCCAGGTTGGGATGGTGGAGCGGAGACGTTCGGCGATGCGGTCCACCTCAAGGCGGAGCAGCATATCGGCTTCGATTACGTTGATCTTGTCGCCGCGTTTTACGGGGTCGCCAGCGCCATAGCGCGTTGTGCCGTAACCAATCGTCCAAGGATCGCCGCCGCTTAGCGGATCGGGATAGGCGCTAAGATGGCAGCCCTCAAACTCCTTGATTAGCTGGATCGCATCGGCGAGGTCGGTCTGCTTGCCTGGGACGCTCCAGGTCTTGAACCACGGCTGATCGCGGCTTAGGAGTTGGGGAGCGCGTTTGTTTATTGCTGCTTCCAACTCACTTACGGCGGCCATTTGGTGGGGAAGGCCCCGATAGAACTTAAACAGATCGCTTAGGCGCAGTGGGCCGGAAGTCATGGGCGTTGCATGTGTTGTGGCAGTGGCTGCCTGTAAGTAAAGGCCCCTTTGATCTCAGACCAGATGATGGGGCTGAGCATTGCAGCAACCACTGCGAGGATGATTACTTGCGCCATGCGCGTTTCAAGGCGGCCAACACGAACGCCCAAGCTGCTGCGCTCCCCTTTGTCACTTATGGCGGCGTCGAGCAGCTGCTTGAGTTGGCCCTCCAGCACGCCGATGGCGCGGAGGATTTCGCCGTGCGTTGGCTCGCCCATTGGCTTAGCGCTTGCGGGATGCGATGCCGCGCAGTGCGGCGAGGATCAGCTGAACCCAGCCGTTGGCCTTGACGCCAGGCAGGAGGCTGAGGATCTCGGAGCCGGCCAGCAAGGAGGCCACGATGCCGGTTACTTGCTCAGGAGTAGGGGCGGCCATAAGAGGAGGTGTCGCATAGGCAGCCTAGCCCGCAAGGGTTGCATAGGCAGCGGCTCTGCACAATGGCGGCGCCGTAGCGTTACGCTACGGCTTACCTTGGCCGCGCCGCAGCTTTCGGCCGTGGCTGGGCTTGCTGTGCTGACCCTGACCTTGGCGGGTGAGCTTGGGCTTACCGGGCTGGTGTTCGACGCGGGCGGCGCCGGTTTTGCTTTTAACAGTCATAAGTTGTTTTGCTTAGCGGATGCGGTGCGGCAGGGGTGCTGGGGTGGCTTGGTGGTGGGAGTAGAGCATCAGCTATCTGGGAAAGCGGCAGTGGGCACTACGTTGGCGCGAGCAATTCCTTTTGTAAAGTGATTACAGCGCTAGTTTTGCGGTCTTATAAACGTCTCCGCTGTATAATGTGCTTGTGCCCTTGCTCAAAGTAGCATAAGTATTGTAATTAGTTCCATCTGAAGACACTAATACATCAAAGGTGGCCGGGAATCTAGGCCCGAAGTTGTTCTCATAATAAATGTAAATCTCTGTGCTTGTGACCGTTTTTACACTACCTAAATCAAATGAGATTGTGGCCGTGGATCGGTATGATGCGTTCCAATCCTCTCGATAGTATCTGCCAGTAAGATTGCCATCTGTCAATCCTGCGCCGCTGTTACCGCCAGTAAAAGTAAAGTTCATCGTGGTAGTAATACCAGTTAGAACTGTGTCTACATTGTAAAACTGAATCTCCGCAAGATCCAGCACATCACCGTTCAAGGTAGTAGCTGCAAAATTAGCAAAGCGCAAATACCTTGTTGTCAATGTAGTAGTTACTACAGGCCAAATCTCTGCACGCTTCGCCACGCTCTGCTCGTTTTGAGACCACAGCCCTGATGCCGCCTCGGCTGTTGGCGTGCGGCGCACGCCCATTAGTCCGCCGTTAAAGCCCAACATCAGCTGATGTCCTCATACGAAATCACCAGCTCCAGATCGCCGGTGGCGCTGGCCTGTGCGCGGAGGCTGTGGCCTTCCTCCAGGTAGATGTAAGCCTCGCGGGTCACAAGCACCTGCGTGGCGTCGGCTGGCACGGTGATGGTCTTGCCGATGGCGAAGCCGGTAGTGCCGTTGTAATGCTCAAGGCTGATTTCGGCCGCTGCGGCGCCATCCACGTTGGCGCAGTACACCGAATTGATTTTCAGCACCTTGCCGCTGCTAGAACCGTTGCTCAGCGCCGCAGCCATTGAGGTTGTCACGGCATAGCCCACGGTCTTGCCGTAGATGCCTGTGACGGTTGATGGCGACTTGATGTTGGGAGCAGCCATGACGTACTTAGAGGTCCGGCGAGGTCGAGTTGCTCCAGTCTAGCCCTAAAGCGTTGATGAT